GTTTCCTATCGTTGTCAGTTCTTTGACTATTTGGTTTAATGTCATTCTTTTTTTCTTTTGCCAAATAAACTTTAAGCTTATTTTGGTTTTTAATGTTTACTTGTTTACTCATATTTTAGCAACAACCGATATTACCCTGATACCTTTCTTCAAAAGACTTTTTACTTTTGCCGTCCCAACCGTCACCGCAACAACCATTGTCGCCCAACCACATTGAAACCGTGTACCCTTCGTTGTCAGGTTTAATTGAATCAATGCCTGAACCAAAGTTTAAGTAATTTGGATATGAAGCGTTGTTTTGTTTTAAGTATTTAATAAGTCTTTGTTTGTAGAATTCAGCGCGCGCGCGGTATCTATTCGCCACGTCAATCATATCCTGCATTGAAGGGGATTCCTGATTTTCGCCTGTTTTTCTTATTAACCCTTTATTGTAAAACTGATATGATAAACCTTGCGGTAATTCAGACATAACATAATAAATCAAACAATCCACAATGTAATCGTCCAATAATGTCGTCTGTAATGCAGTAAATGCGTTTGCTTCAACTGCGTCCTGTAATTCATTGTAAAGTGCTGAACCTAAAGCCGGCAAAATATACATATCCTGCGCGGTTTTAATTTCAGGCAAAACCAATTTTTCGTCCACGTTTGCGTGTAAGCCGGTTCTGTCCTTTATTGACTGTACTGATATAAATAACGTGTTTTTGCTCATTTTATTTTCGTGTTACTATGTTTGAAACCCATTGGTGTCTGCAACTTGGTTCGTGTTCGTTAGTTCCCGGCTTTGTGTACCAACCGCCACCCCTATCCCAAACAGAATATCCAAGTCGTGCGCTTATTTGTTCAATTTCAGAACGTGAATACATTTTATTTGCATCTAATAAAGCAACACAAAACGGGCGGCTTGTTTTTTTGTCCGTATTATTGAACCCTTGCTTCCATTCGTAAGAATAACGAATTAATAATTCCTTTGTTGTCGGCTGAACCTTAACCAATATTTCATTCAATGGCTGCGTAAGCGTATGTTCAACAATTATGTTTTCGTCAATACCTTCGCCAATTGCGTATTCATTAACCTGAACGTAACCGTTTTCAACCAATGTTTTAATTACTAAATTGATTGTGTCAACGTTCTGATCAAGTGTTGTCGCCAATACTTCAGGCGTTATTCTTTTGTCCTTTGCGATCAAATCCAATACGTTTGCCTGTAATTGACTTACGTCTGCAAACATTTGGTATTCTGAATCGTCGTTAAAGCGTGTTTTTTGCTTCCAAACATTGAAGCCGTCCTTTGCTTCGCCAAACTCATAAAAGGCGCTGAAATCGTCTTTAAACTGCGCTGATTGTACAACCGGAACTGTATCTTCAGGTGCTTCGTATTTAGACATATCAATTCCCGCCTTTTCAAGTAACCATTCTTTAGGCGCAATTTCCTTCAATAAGTTTTCTGTGAACTCAAATCCAATTGGTTCTGTTGGTATAATAGTCAATTCAGGATTTTGTACGCCTCTGAATTTAGCCAACATATTAAACACCCCTTCAAGGTGCATTTGCTTACTATTTACGTAAGTATTTTTAAATATTTCGTAACCGTCGCGCATTTCAGAACGTGAACCTAATTTTCCCGCTTCTGCAATACCGAATATTGACGGCGTTGTAATTTGGTGACCTGAAAATATATTAGTCTGAATTAAAGAATCCACGCGACCAAAGTCTTCTTTTGTAATATCTGAAGCGCCTAAATCGTCAATAATTGGTTTACGTTGGCTATCGTTTACAAATGCCAAAATAAACTTTTTACCGTCTGATCCGCTAAACCTATTTGAAAAACGCTTTTCAATATTGCGCTTTTCTTCGTCTGAAGGTTCGCCGTTAGGTAATGTAATTAATTTAGACGCTGAAAACCCTGTTTGCGCATTTCCCAAAACGTGCTTACTAATTTCAATATCTGATTCGATATAATTTAATGCACCAAAGTAGCCGGGCAGGCTATAAATACCCATATTCGGGCGGTATTCCTTAACATATAGAATTTGCTTACCAACAGGGTTTGCAGGGTTAAATGCAGCGTAAACAGTTTGTTTTTCGTTTCTGTCCTTCCAATCTTCTTTGTACCAAAACTGTGTATTGTCTTTATTTGTTCTAATCTTTGTGTAATCCAAATGCCAAATTTCAGCCAATTGTTTTGTAACTGACCAAATAATTTCCAAGTAATACCCACCAAACAATTCCGCGTCCAAACTCACCTTCCTTGTAATTTCATCCAAAGATTCCATTCTGTTAACCTTCTGAATAAAGTTTTCAGCTTCAGGACTTCCCTTCCAACCGTTTGCGGTTATGTAATGCACCTTGCTTTTAACAATGGCGTTATGTTTAGCCGACTTATTGAATAAGTCAACCAAATAATTAGGGTAATCGTTGCGGTCGCCGTACTGAATATACCCTTCACCCTTCTTTTCTTTGAATTCAGGTTGACGCGCTTCTGCAAATGTTAATACTCGTAAATCCATTATTGTCTGATTGTGTAAGTGTCTGTTGTTTGATATTCCGTAAATTCAAAAGGCGTTCCAACCAATTCCATTATCCCCGATTCAACCATATTTAAGCCGGTCGGGTTGGTATTGCTTGTACTTGTTTGCTCGTAAATTTCATAATCATATTGACCATTTAACGCAGTTCCAAAGTACGTGTTCGTCACAATGCTAAATTCATTGTAACGGTCTTTGTATTGGCTTATATCCGTAGCGTTTAACTTAACAAACTTTACTTCTGTGTTCGCGCTTCTATTCGTGAAAACAAATAAGTAATTTGGGTTTGTCAATAACTGTTTTTCAGTTAGTGTTAAAATTATGCTTTGGGTTGCGCCCTTCGTTAACCTAATCATATACGTATATATAGCAGGAAATGCAATTTGTTGCATATAGGGGACAAATAAGCCTAATATGTAAAGCTTTTACTTTACTTTATGCCAATTTTAGTAAAGTTTTGCCTTTACTTTGTGACATAAAAAAACCGCCGAACCAATTAAGGAACGGCGGCAAACCTATAAACCTATTGAAAAACAAACCTATCCTGCGGTTGTTAAGGCGTCTGCAACAACTGAAGAAACGCTTGGTGCTAACGCAGGTTCTGAACCTGTGAAAGTTAAAGTGAATCCGCTTCTGTCACCTTGCGCAGTACCTGTTGAAGCTGCATTTGCAGTCAAATCAATACCGCGTGTTTTTCCTAAATACCAATAGATACCGTTGCTATCTTTTACAACTGCAACTAAAGAATTTTGCGCTAACAACAACAATTCGTTGCGTGTGTTAGTCTGCATTTTGTTAAGGACAATCTGAAGTTCTTGACCGTAGAAAACAGTTCCGTTTGCAACAGAAGCGTTTAATGTTTGGTTGAACATTGAAGTATCTTTTACTAATTCGTATTTCCAAAAACGTTTGCCTGTTGCCTTAGTCAAAGCGGTAATTACACCACTTGCTTCAGTTGTAGAACTTACGTTTGCGGCTTCAGTAAAATAAACTTCAACGATTCCGCCTAAACTGTCACGGCAATCTAAAGTATATCCTTGTGTTAAAGCACAACTCATTGTTAATAATTTAAATAATTTTTAAAAAAGGGGGGATATTTCACCCCCCGAATAATTAAGCCAATACGAATTTCACTACTTCGTCAGGGAATGCGATATTCACACCCATTTTGAATTCAGAAACAAAACGTACTTGGTCAGCTTCTTTAGCGTAGAAAATTTCAAACTTTTCTTCTTCGTTCAACAAGTCTGTAGCTAAGAACAAGTTGCTTAAACGAGCAGCGTAAACTTTGTTAGTTCCGTTTAATCCTGCAACTGCAATTACCTTGATCATTGTACCCGGTAAAACAAACTCACCGTCTGCCTTCGCGTCAACTGAATAATGGAAACTGTTTGCGTTCTTTAACGCGATTGTGTAAGTTCTGAAAGTGTCCTGACCACAGAAAATTGTCATATCTTCAGCAGCAACAACTTTAGCAGGAATAGCCTGATAAACGCCGTCGAAGATTGAAATTACGTTAGCAGCAGTAATTGAACTCAATGGTGCGCCTGAAATGTAAGTTGAAGCGTTAGCAGCAACAACACCTGAAGCAGCGCCGATTAATTTCACTAAACCGTCAAACTTGTTTAAGTTAACGTTTACGCTATCTGTGTCACCTTGCCAAATAGAAGTTTCTAATTGTGCAGCGATTGTTTTTGCCTTTTTGTCTGCAAATTCTTGCTCAAAAGGAATAGAATCGTACATTGAACCGGTAGGTAATGCCTTTTGTAAATACTTTGCTTCTAAGTCTTTAGGACATAAAGCTTCGTTTACTTTGATTTTACCAACAGTCACAGTTCTTTGAGTGAAAGTAGTTGAACCTGATGCAGTAAATCCGCAGCTACCACCGCTTTGGAAAATTGCGTCTGTGTCCATAATATTGATCGTTTCAGAAGACTTTACGCCTACCATAACGTTACCCGCGCTTTTAATTAAAGAAGCGGTTTTTGCTCCTAATACAGAAGAAGTAACCAATAAGGCTGCGTTTTCTTCAGTATAGTTTGCCAATGCTGATACATTAAATCCCATTGTTATTAATTTTTAGTGTTTAAAATTGCGTTTCTATATTTGCTCAATCTTTCTTCCTTAATATCTTTGTTAGATACAAATTCAGAAAATCCGTTTGGCTTTTGAATTGGGTCTGCGCTTGGTGTATTTGAAAGTGCTTCTATTAATTCAGCTACCTGTGCAAATCCTTGCTTAACTTTATTTTCTAATTCCAAAACTTTTAATTCAGCCGCTTCTTTAGCTTCAACCAATTCAGCAAATTTTGCTTCAAATTGTTCTGCCATTTCAGCCAACTTTTTGTCTTCTTCTTTAGAAGCTTCAACTTCAGTGTCAACCACCGGTGTAACTTCTTCAACTTTAGCTTCAATTTCGATAATGATACCGTTTTCGTCCAAAGTAATTTCTGTGCCGTCCATTAATTCGTGGTCGCCCGCCGGTGCATTTGTACCGTCAGCCAACTTTACTGAACCGCCAATTTCTAAAGCTGAAATTTCAACCTTAGTACCGTCCATTAAAGAATATTCTGCCATTTCCACCTTAGTTTCTTCAACCATTGGTGCAACTTCAGCTTCAACTTCAACAGGCGCAACATTGTCTTCGAACAATGCCTTAATCTTTAAAATCGCTTCCTGTGCGTTCATACTTTTTTTATTATATAGTTAAAAAATAAAATGTTTATCACTTAACCTGTGACAATATTTTTTGGATCTCCTCAACCATTGAAGCAACCTTATTTACTTCACGTGGTTTGTAGTTAAATAAACCTTCAACGCTAAACCCGGCAATGTCGCCGTTTTTAACCTTTGTCCAAGCTTCTTCGTTGTCAACAATCATTGATCCGAACCAACTTCCAACCGGTGCGTCTTCAAATCCTTTCATTGGCATAATACCACGCGAAGGGTCTGAAATAAAGCTTTCAAATAATGTAACGCCTTCAAATTGTTGGTTTGAATCGTGCATTAAATTGACGTTACTTTGAAAACCCTTCTTAAAAAACTTCTGTACAATTTTAAGAATAGTGTCCGCACTAAAAGCAACATAATAATCGCCGTATGTGCTATCGCTGCGAAAAATAGGAGTGTCAGCCAACATAATAGCACCACTAATAATGCGACGGTCTTCATTTGCAATTTCAAATTTTTGGGTTTTATTAAATGCATTCCAATTCTTTTGGATTGCCGGACGGTCAACCAATGCAATAAAATCAACCTGTGCGTCGTCGTTTATGTCTTCTGTAATATCCAACATAAAAATTGGTAAATCTGTATTCATAGTACTAAATAGTTTAAATTTTAATATTTATCGTTTATTCAAATGTTGCTCTGTTCTGTATTTCCGCTTCGCGTCTTTGAGAATCTGAAATGTCGCGTTCAACAACGTATGCACGGACTGCGCCACCGCCACCGCCGCCACCTGTTGCACCACCACCGCCGCCACCGCCTAAGTCAGGCGTTCCGCCACCACCTAAAGACGGCATTGCGCCACCACCTGTTGAAGGTGCGCCCGGCGAAGGAATGTCAACAAATCCGGGTTCAGCCGATCCGCCCGGAATTTCAGGCGCTTTAACCGCTAAAATGGCTTTAACGTTCTTTAAACCCGCAGCAATCGCAGCCGCCGCAGCAACCGCACCCAAAACCGGACCGACAATTGGAATACCAGCTAAAGACTTAAATGCCGCAGTTGCCGACATATATGTATCAATAGTCGTTGCAGCAATTGCAGCCGCTTTACCCGCAACCGTATGTTCACCAATAGCCTTTGCAGCGTTCTTTAATGTAGCGCTAATCTTTTGTGCATTTTCTGCCCTTGCCGCCGCTTCTTTTTTGCTAATTTCAACCCTTGCGTCGCTTAATTCCTTTTCAGTTTTGGTATATGCGTCGGAATCAATTTTACCTTCTTTGTATAGCTTTTTATTTAATGCTAAAGCGTCGTCAACGCCTTGTTTCCTTGCTTCGTATGAAAGGTTTTCATTATTAACAATAGAATCTAAACGCGCCTGTTCTTTTTCATCCGCTTCTTTTACATATTTAGCGTCAATTTCAGCAACTTCAGCGCCATATTTTTCGCGTAATGCGGCAACCATTAACCCCTTCTGTTCTTCTGTATAATCCGCGTTGTCAAGTACCTTTTTTGTTTCAGCAACTAAAGCTTCGTCCAATGCGGCAACTTCCTTTTCTTTGCCTTCCTTGAATTTAGCAATACGTGCTTCTGATAATGTTTGTTGTAATTCTTCTTCAAACTTTTTATCATTTTCAGCGCGCTTTTCTTTTATCTTATCGTCAATTTCCTTTACTTCTAATTGATAAGCTTCTTCTGTTGCCTTCTTTAATTCGTTCTTTGTTTTTGTGTCAACCTTTAAAGCGTCAATTTCAGTAATACGGGCATTCATATTTATTTCAGCCTGTTTCTTTGCTTTGTCGTCTTCAGAAGTAATTTCAGCCAATGCCTTTTCATTCTGTAAATCCAAAAGCATTTTGTCAGCCGTCTTTTTATCTTCAATGGCTTGTTTACTTGCTTCGTCGCGTTTCTTTTTAGCATCTTCAGCCGCCTTTGCCGCTGCGTCTGCGCTTTTTTTATTATAGTCAGCCGTCAAAACCAATTGTTCAGTCTTTAAATCCCTGAATTGCTTTGATTCTTCTTCTGTTAATTTGCCTTTTGTTTTTAAGCTTTCACGTAAAGTTGACAATTCGTTTTCAACTCTTTTTTGGCTTAAATCATAAATTTCCTTTTCAGAACCGCCTTGCGCCTTTAATACTTTAATACGATTTTCAATGTCTTCGTTTGCGCGCTTATTTGCACCTGATAATTTATTTAAATTACGTTCCGCCTCACTTGTAACCCCAATAAAGTCTGTAAATTGTTCAACCAATTTGCCAACGCCATTTGCTAAAGCGCCTAAAGGACTGCTTTTAATCCATTTTGAAATGGCATCAAAGTTATTTATTACCTCACCTAATAAAACAACCAAAGCACCAATACCGGTTGCAACAATTGCGCCTTTTAAAACCTTAAACCCTGTTGAAGTAGTTTCAACCGATACGCCAAACGCCTTTTGAACCGCCGCCGCCGTTTTAGTTGCAGCGTTGTTTAATTCCTGAAACGTTGTTGTACTTTTAATTACCGCACCCAATTGTTTGAATGAATCCACGCTTTCACCAACCGCCTGTAAACCCTGCGACAATGCCATTGCAGCATTCACCTTCAATAATGCCTTTTCAACGTCTTTATTCTCATTACCAAACAAAGCCATTGCACCCTGAAGCGCACTAAATCCGCCGGCAACACCTGCCAATGAAGAAGCAACCGCCTTAAACTTTGCATCCGGGTTGAATGCATCCGTCAACGCCTTCGCGTCGCCAATACGGTCTTTTAAGTCAGCCGCCTTTTTAGCCGCATTAATAGCTTCCTTTGAAGTTGCACCGAACTTGTCAGCCATTAAACCAACTTCTGCCTGTGCTTCCTTTAGTTGGGTTCTTAAACTTTTAACCGACTTGTCTGTATCCTCAAACGCCTTGTCTAATTTTTGTACGTCTGCGGTCGCCTGCGCGGTGTCTGTGGTGACCTTTATACCAATAATTTCTTCTGCCATTAATTAGTGTTTATTACTTTTAATAAATTTACAAGGGTTGTCCTGTAATCTGTTGGGTCGTATGAATCAATCCTGTTCAATCTAAACAATACGCCGTTAATCCAAATATATTTGCTGAAATCCAAATTGTAAATGTCAACCGCCGTTAAATAAACGCGACAGGTCAACAACTTTGATTCCATATCTGTAATTTCCAAAATGTACGGTTTATGATACGTATTGAATAAGTTATTCGTCGGGTATGTTGTCGCAGGAAATTGTAATTCCTTTGGTGCGCCAAAATTCAAATCAATTGTTGGATTCGTTGGATCGTCCAAATGTCCCGCATATCCATAAACGTACAAATTAGCTAAATCTGAACCACCGCCCGTTGCACCTGATTTGATATGCCAAAGGTGGTCAATAGGTAATTTTTTAGCCATTAAAATACGAATAACAGAATCCATTGAATCTTCCTGTGTGTTATTATTTGACAATTTAAAAATTGTTGTATAATATTTATCTGAATGTCCGTGTCCTGTTGGTTGGTATAATACAGAAGGCGCAAAGATAATTTGCGTTGAAGCCGTATCTTTTACGAAATCAAATTCTGAATCATAAATAAAGTCGCCATAGGTTTGACCGTACTTCTTTTTATAGTTTTCATTATAATAATCTGAATCTTCTGAATATCTGTACGCATAATAACGGGCGTTCAACTGTGACATTGGTTTAATTGACATTGTTGAAGCCGTGTCAATCTTTTGTGACCAATCAATTGAATTTGTAACCGCATCTGAATAAAAATCAATATATGGTGCAATATTAATTTGCTTTTCATTTATGTTATCCTGATAAACGTACAAATTGAACATTTTACATACTGACAAAAAGAAGTCTTTTTGGAAAATACCCTTTGGTAAATTATTATTCATTGAAACAGTACCATTGTAAGCAACAGTTGCCAACTGTGCAGCCAATTGGGTAAATGTAAAATTCGCACTTGAAACGTTTACAATATAAGTATTCGCCGTTGCCGGAACGCTTAATTCAATACGCACTTCGTTCGTGTTTGCAATATCCCCCGTCCAATTTATATTGAATGTGAAAGGGTTATTTGCTGAAAATGTATTTACTGTCAATGTCTGAACCGCAACACCTGCAACATATAAAGTCGCAGTAATTGATGAAGCGGCGTCGGTTTGATAAATGCCGGTTATTGTAGCCAATGCATTAACTGTCTTTGTGCCGTCAGTATAAGTAAAAATGCTTTTTCCTGCATTTTCTGTGAAATTAAGTAAAGTCGTATTATCAAAAGACAAATTTGCATTTCGCGCCGTTGGTGTATTACTGTTTAATATTGTTTTGGTTGCATTAATCGTGCCTAAAATAAATCTGTCATTCGTTCCCTGAATTCCTTGACTATTGTTTGGAATAATTAATTTTTTAAAAAAGTCAGTATTAAAAAAGTCACAATTTAAACTGTACGAAGTACCTTCAAATATCTTTTCAATATATTCCTTTACGTATAATGCCGGTCTAAATGTATAAACGCTGAAATTATCTTTATTTGTTGAAACATTGCCGTAATCAATTAAAGGGTAATAATAACCTGAACCGTTTATTGTGTCCCAACTATCTGTAATAGCGTCAACGTTCCAAGTATGGTTGTATTCGCTAAAATCAAGGTCTTCTAAGCGCTTATTCCCCAATTCGGTAATAAACCCTGACAACTCACCGAAAACCGCGCATTGGTATTCAATTGTACCTTTATTCATTACAATTTCAAGGATTCTGATAACCCCCTTAAAAATCTGTATTTTATCAATATATACTTCGCACTTTGCAGCCTGTGACGGCGTAAAGTTTGTATTAACGTTGGGTAAATCCGCATTATATTCGGTTGACGTTCCCAAATCAAAAGCAAAACCCAATATTTGGTTATTCTTCGCAGTTGCAGGAATTGATATTGTACGGCTAAAAGAAGTATTGCGGCTTCCAAAATCGCGCACGTCGTCAATCGTGTACGTGAAATCCGTTCCAATATCCTTCAATAAGTCAATTGCGTTGTCTTCAATATAAATTTCGGTTCTAATCATTATCTGTATTGACTGTTTAAATATTTACCAACTTCAACTTCTAAATCAAAATTAAATAAGCCGTCCGAAACCCTGTATTTGTATTGGTAATTCGTGTTTCTAATTGTAACCGGGAAATACGCGCCTTGAACTTCCATATAAACAATCGGTGACGCCATTAATTGCGCCAACCAAGCGTAATCCTGTTCGTTTACCCAATCGCTTGTTAACATATAATAGTCAGTATGCTGAATTGCGAAGTTGTACGTCGTTTCGTTGTATTTGTTGTAAGCATCAATATTTTTCATTTGACCGCCTGACAATTGGTACGGGTTGCGTCTATATGAAGCACGGTTAAATTCGCTGCGTCGCTTGTTTACCAATCTAAACGCCATTGAATCATAACCGCCCAATCTGTTAAGGAAATGAAGGTTGTATTGTCTGTATTTAGGGTTGCAAACGTGTCTGAAATTCAATACCCTTGTAACCGCAGCGCCTAACGTAATGTAAACTTTGTACCCGTAGGTATTTTGTGTAATTATATCTGATCCCGCCCACGCATTAATTGCCGCAGCCTGAAAATTGAACAGGTTAAATTGCCCGGTCATTGTAAGGTCACCGCTTACCGCAGTTCCAAAAGTTCCGTCTTCGTTTGTAGGTTGTACCCAAAGTTTATAAGCGCCGCCTGTAATCTTTAAGAATGTAATAAAAAATTGGTCGCCGTATTCAATCGTAATATCTGAATTGTCGCGGTCGCTTAACCAATCGTCCGTGTAATTCTCAATAAGTAAATTATCGTAGTAATTAGACAATACCAAAGGTACTTCGCCGTTTTCCGTAAATATGTCACTAAATAAAGGTGCGTAATAATTGTAAGCTGAATAAGAACCTGAAGCCAAATTAGGAATAACCGCGCCGCTTACTTCTTCGCCAATACGAACCTGATAATCAACCTTTATTTTGTCGTTTGATGCCATTAAAACGGTTGTACCTGAAGGTTCAAAATAGTTTGTCACGTATGCGCGCACCATTGGGGATGCGTTAAATACGCCGTAACTTCCTTCAGCCGACGGCGAAGGGAATACCTTATTTCGGCTTACCTGTGCGCCATTTATGTAAATATCATATACGAATTTAAAATTTGTCACCCCAACATTTGTTGAAGAAGCCACAAACCAAAGGTCTTCGTGCATACTCGGAAACGTAGCCGGTTGACTATTTATTGTTATTGCCATTACTTGATTCTATTTTATTGCCAATTTGTCTAATTTGTAATTGAACGTCGCCGCCAAAAGCTTCTGCCATTGTTGTAAAGAATTCCTTATTGAAAACCGCCTTAACTGCGTTATCAAAATACGAAGTCGTACGTAAACCGTCCCTTTTTATTGCTGAAGCGGTTGCGTAAGCCAATGTTTTTAATGAAGGCGCTTTATTTACGGTCTGTTTAAGCTTTCTGTTTTTCCTTTGTGTCGTGCTTAGTTTCTTTGTCTGTGTTTCGTTTGTCGTCTTTGCTTTACCTAATCTGTACCATTGCAATATTGACGTTGCCATTTTCTTATTTGGGAACGGCGTCTTATATTGGTAAGGTGAATCTGAAGCAACCTTTTTTGGCTTTGCATTTGCACCGCCCGCACCACGTACCCCCTTATTAACGTACTTATAATAAACTGAAGCCGGGTTATCCTTATCGTAACCCAACCACATTTCGTAATCATTGCCAAATTTGTTGACCTTTGGTACAACTAAGTCGCCAATTTTACCTGAAGCAATTGAACCGCTTTTTGCAAGGTTCTTCTGTACTTCGTCGTTGAATTGTTTACCGTAGAATATAAGCATTTGTTCGGCAACAGGAAATTCAGTCGGGTCAATAAGGTTGTATTGATCACCGATTGTTTTTAAAAAACCTTCCTTTAATGCTTTTGCCTGTGCTTTGGCTTCACTCATAACCTTAAATAGATAAAACGGTTCTAAATACCGCACAAAAAACCCCGTGTAAAAACACAGGGTAATTTTCGCTTATTACAATAAAACCAAATCTAATATTTTATGCGCTTTGCCTGTTCGCGGTCGTAAGCGTTCTTTGACTTTAAATATGCCATTGTATTTAAAAACTCAATCGTTTTCATTTCAAAAGCTTCTGAAGTTCTAATATTTTCGTGTTCGGCAACAAGTTTGGCGGTATAATGCCATCCATAGATTCGCATAAAAGCAACAGAACCGAATCCGCTTGCTCCGTTGTCATCCCCGCCGTCGTCATTTCCGCCCTCATATAATCCCGCGAAACTTCGATCCAATTTTTGTAAACTTGATAAAAAAAAACCAACGAATGATAAACGTTCACAAAGTTTGCTTCCTGCATATCCGCAGCGTATTGTTCGTGCTTGCTCGCGTCGTACTTATCGTCAACCCATTTGCCAAACCAATTCTTTTTCTGCGGTATTACCATTGAAGCCGCTATTTTATGAAGATTCGCCAAAGTTTCCTTACTGAAAACCTTGCTTTCAATGTAACGCGCCGCCGGCATATTCTTAATGTCGTAGTTTATACGGTATTGTTTGCCGTTTGTTTTAATATAGTCAACCGGTTTACCTTCAATTGGTTCGTCTAAAAATGCCAATTCTTTGCGCAGTTCTTTTAAGTCTTCAATGTTTAAACTGTCAATTTGGTATTCTGTCAACCCTGTAATAATCGTCAACAATTTAATGTCAACGTCCAATTCTGTCCAATCTTTATTCGGGTTTGTTATTATTGGCATCAATTGTTGGTATTGCCAAAGGGTCAGTTCGTTCCATTTCATAATTCAAAGTTAAGTCTTTTTTCTGATAAGGACAATGCCGACAACCATTTTTGCAGCAATACCCCCTTTTTAAATGATATTCTTCTGTGAATACCTTAAATCCGTTTTCAATATAATAATCTTTATTCAAACCCGTTTTGCTTTAATAGATTATAAATTTCTTCGTCTTCTTTATAATCTTCAATTGTTATTTCGCCGTCAACATCAAAATTAATCCAAATTTTAGCTTCTGTAAAATCTTGACAGTTTTCAAATTGTTTATAAAATTGTTTTTCTTCCCATTCGTAAGAATCTTCAATGTTTTTAAATTTTCCTTTTAAACAAGTATTATGAACTTCCAATACCGTCCAATTGGAATATCCTGAATCCTGCGTTGCAAAATATTTGCAGTTTTGGCATTTATTAATCATATCCATTTTTTTAATCCGTTAGCACTTGACATAATCGCGTCGGCGCGTTGTGTTAAGCTTTCAATTTGCCCGTTTAATTCGTCCGCGTCGTATGATACATAATAACCATTTGACGTCCCAATAACCGGCAATATTCCTTCTGACCTTATAAAGTTAACGATTTTACGCAAACGCGGTTCAGAAAATTGTTTAATTCCGTACTTTTCTTTTTGCCCGTTAATGGCTGCGACTATTTCAGCGCCTTTAATTGGGTTGGCTTTGCTTTTCAGGTTTAAACCCCTGATAATTACAGGCACTAATCTTTTTTCGTCCGGCGTTAATTCGCAGGTAATTTCTTCAAAGTTTTTAATCATTGTATAAGCTTTTAAATATCCCCGCCCGTGACATAACTAACACCCCTGTTAATAATTGATTGTTGAATTGGACGGGGACAGTATTATTGGTTGACGTCTGCCATTGCTAAGTTAACCATTTTTAATTGAATTCTTAAATCTTTAATTTCCTTTTCCTTAAACCCCAATTCCTTTTCCAATTTCGTAATCCTTTCAATTAAGCATTCGTTTTCAAGGCGAAGCAAATATTCCTGACCCATTAAATATTGATTCTTTGACATAAGGTTTGTTTTAAAAAGCCGCCCAAAGTTCCCCAAATTACTATCTTTGTTTTTTTAATATTAAAAAATGCTTCAGGCGGCGTACGTTTATAATCGGTTTAATTTATCCTGTTCAATTTTATTGTCGGCTTCTTCTTCGTCTTCGTCTTCGTCTTCTTCTTCCCAATCGCAATGTTCTAAGCAATCCGGGCAAATGTCAATTTCAGGGTAATTGGTGTGCGCACCACAACAAGTTGAATATGGCATATTAAATGTTTTCAATTAAAGCGGTTAATAATAAAGCTGCGCCCATAATAATAAAGAACCAAACCATACCCAAAGAATCTTTGGTGTATTGCTTTTGCATTGCTGCATAATGTTCTAATTGTTTTTCTTCTTTGGTTTTTAGTCTGTTTGCCATTGTATAAGTTTTAAAATGTGCGTTGAACAGTCGCACCCCTGCGGGGGATAGGTTAATAATTATTTATTTATAATTGCTATATCAAAAAAATCGCTTTCAGGATAAGAAGCAAAATTAAAATTCTTATTCCAATAGTTTGCGTTTTTTTGTGCGTTTTCTAATTTTACGCTGCCATTACCATATTGAGAAAAAGAACCGTCTTTTTTAACCAATACAACTGTGTAATTGTATTTTGTTGGTTTTAATTCGTTAATTGTTTTCATTGTAATTGCTTTGTTTCCACAAATATAACACAGGTTTTATACAACTTCCAAACATTTTGCAAAGTTTTTTCTAAAATTGTGACGAACGGTAAATAATAAGGATAAACGGTTAAGCGAAGGCGTAACGCCCTGAACCGCGTTTGATATTATGGTTTTGCCACGCTAAAGCCAAAGCCATTACGGTATCGTCGTGGAATCCTGAAGGCGCTGAATACCTTACGCCGTGCGAAGTAAACTGATATTCAAATACGTCTAATTCGTCAACAATAACCCCTTCAGGGAATCCGATTCGTCCCTGTTGGATAGCCGACGCCAAACCTTCCATTAATTGTTGTTTTGATTGACTTGTAAACTTTAAACCTTCAATGTTTACCCCTTCGCGAAGCAAGTCTTCTAATATCGGGTCGCCAACCCCTGTTGAATCCACCACAATTGGCGCAGGCGGCAACCTTTTAATTGTTTCTTTGGTGTTATGCCAATCCATTTGGAAACGGTCAAAATACGCAACGTTTCCTTCCTTATCCAACCCAATAATAACTGTATAATCCACAGACTTTGCAAGGTCAATGCCATAACAAACAATCGGTTGCGCTGAAATAGGTTTGACGCAGCGCTTAATGAATGCGTTTCCAAAAGGGTTTGCGCTATTCTCGGACGGGTTCGCCATATATTCCTGTTCAAATACAACTTCAGGCAATTGAATTCGTGCTTCGTCTATTTCGCGCGGGTTAATATGCGGGTTGTCGTACGTGCTAAATTTAAAGCTTTGCCAATCGTTTTCGCCCTGTTTCATAAACAAGGAATAAAAGAAGTTTTTGCCACGTGGCGTTGAAAGGAATACCGCCTTACCTTCGTAATCGGTCAGCGTTGGGCGTATGCTATTATTCCAACCGTCTTCTAAATCTGAAATAAACGCGGCTTCGTCCACAATAACCAAATGAAACTTACGACCGCGCAAGTTGTCTAAACGTTCCCCTGTAAAGAATTCAATTGACCCTTCGTTGGGACAGTAAATTTTAAGCTTTGAAATATTGCTTTTAAATGGAAGTACCTTCGCCAATCGTTCAAAGAATACTTGCGCCAATCCGTATGTCGGTGTAATGTATGCAACCTGTCCGCCCTTTAATGCTTCTTTAATTATTAATATTTGCGACAATTCAGACTTCCCAAAACGACGTCCGCACATAACGACAATAAAACGCTTGTCGGCGTTTAATATCTTTTCCTGATTCGCGTGTGGTGTTGGAAGTTCTATGCGCATTTATAGTATTGTTTTGCCGTCAACAAATACAACTTCAATCTTCGTATCCTGTTGAACGTCAACCTGTTCTTTTGGTTTACCGTAAACACGTGACAAAAGCGTGTCCATTGAATAAAGACTTCCATTATTCATTGACTTAATGATTGCCTTTGCAACTGTCATTTCAAGTACTGTCGCGTCCGGGTTCTTTGTAACCGCTTCCAATTCTTTAGGTGTCATTGACATTAACGCCTGAATTGAATCGTTTATTTCAGCTAATCTGTACCCCTGTTCTTTTAATAGGCTGACATACTTACGCGGTCGCCCGTTCGGGTTTGCCGTTTCGCCTTTCTGAAGAACCTTTAATGTCCCCCCGTGTTTCTGTTTCACTTCTTTTGCCATTGTAATACCTTTGTTTTACCTTCCCTGACCTTTGTACGCCTTTGGTCGTGGATTGTGTTTGTTATAACTTTTCTTCGCGTGTCCGCACTTTCTTTTACCGAAATTAGTCTTTTGACTGTCGCCTTTAATCTTTGCCATTTAATGCCTTTTTATGCTTATCTTTTAAATATTCCAAATGTGTCTTTGTGTCCCCCATTACGACGTGACAATAACGG